GCAGCGCGAATTGACCGCCATGGCAGACATCGCGCGATGTGCATAAGCGGCAGTAATGATCCGGATCATTACTGCCGCTTATGCACATCGCGCGATGTCTGCCATGGCGGTCAATTCGCGCTGCGCAACTGCCGGACCTGCCTGCATTCGACCCCGGCGGCCGGCGGCAAATGGCACTGCGCCCGTCATGATCGCGACCTGACCGTCGAGGATCAGCGCGCCGGCTGCCCCAACCATCTCTACCTGCCGTCACTGGTGCCCGGCGAACAGATCGACGCCGACGAGGCGGCCGAAACGGTCACCTACCGATTGCCGAGCGGTGCGTTGTGGACCGATGGCGATAGCCGGAACATCGCCTCCGCGCTGGGGGCGATGTCATGACCCTGGAGGCCTATCACGACCTGATCGCGCGCAAGGCGGTCGCGTTCCAGCCGCGCGGCTTCGAGACGTGGCCAGACCTGCACCCCGAGCTTTTCCCGCACCAGCGCGCCGTTACCGAATTCTCGTTGCGCGCCGGCTGTTCGGCCATGTTCCTCGACACCGGCCTCGGCAAGTCGTTCGCCTCGCTGGAATGGGGCCGCGTCGTGGTCGAGAAGACCAACAGGCCGGTATTGATGCTGGCGCCGCTGGCGGTCGGCCACCAGCATGAGCGCGAGGCCGGCCGCTTCGGCATCGATGCGCGCTATGTTCGCGACGGAGACAGCATCGACGGGCCGCGCATCTACATCACCAATTACGAGCGCCTCGATAATTTCGTGGTGACGCAGTTCGGCGGCGTCATTCTCGACGAAAGCTCGATCCTCAAGAGCTTTACCGGCATCACCACGCGCAAGCTGATCGCCGCCTTCGCCGGCATGCCCTACCGGCTGTGCTGCACGGCCACGCCGGCCCCGAACGACCATACCGAGCTGGGCCAGCATTCGGCGTTCCTCGGCATCATGGAATCGCCGGAAATGCTGTCGCGCTGGTTCATTTCCGATCAGGCGCAGAAGCTCTATCGCCTGAAAAAGCCGGCAGTGCGCGCCTTCTGGCGGTGGGTAGCTTCATGGGCGCGCTGCGTGTCGCTGCCGTCGGACCTCGGCTTTGCCGATGACGGCTACGTCCTGCCGGAAATCGTCGTGCACGAGCACATGGTAGCGGCCGACCGCTCGATCGATGCCGGCGAGGAAAGCAAGGGCAAGCTCGCCGGCCAGAGGCGGCTGTTCCGCATGCCCGACACATCGGCTACCGCCATCCACCGGGAAAAGCGACTGACCGCCGACGACCGCGCCGATCTCGTCGCCGAATGCATCGACGCCGATCCGTGCGAGCCCTGGATCGTCTGGTGCGACACCGATTACGAGGCCGACGCGGTGCGCGAGCGCATTCCCGACGCCGAAGAGGTGCGCGGCTCGATGCAACTGTCTCTGAAGGAGGCCCGACTCGATGCGTTTTCACGCGGCGAACTGCGCGTGCTGATCACCAAGCCCTCCATCGCCGGCTACGGCCTAAACTGGCAGCACTGCGCCCGCATGGCATTCGCCGGTCTCTCGTTTTCCTACGAGAGCTACTACCAGGCCGTGCGCCGCTGCTGGCGCTTCGGTCAGCATCGGCCGGTCCAGGTGCATATCGCCATGGCCGACACCGAGGCGGCGATCAAGCGTGTCATCGACCGCAAGGCCGGTGACCACGCCGCCATGAAGCGCGAGATGCAGATCGCCATGCGCGAAGCTGCGCGCAATTCGATCTTGCTGCAAACCTACAAACCGCAACAGGAGGCGCGCCTGCCGGCGTGGCTATATTCATGAGAGTGCTCGAACAGGAAACAGGAGAGAATTGGGCGGCGTACAATGCCGATACGGTCGAGTTCACGGCCGGGATGCCGGACAACTCCATCGATCTGTCGGTCTATTCGCCACCTTTTTCCTCACTCTACATCTATTCGGAGAACGAACGCGACATGGGAAATGTCGACGATCACGAAGCTTTCTTTGCTTCGTATCGTCATTTGATCCGTGACAAGCTGCGCGTAACCAGGCCGGGCCGGGAGACCGCCATCCATGTCAAGGATCTGGTCTACTATTCCAATTCGTCGGTCAATGGCGACCGCGGCCTCTACCACTTCACCGGAGAATGCATCCGCGTTCACTGCGAGGAAGGCTGGACCTTCCACCGGCTCGTGACGGTCTGGCGTTGCCCGGTCAAGGAGATGCAGAAAACCAAGGCCGATCGCCTGCTTTACAAGCATTTCCGCGAGGACGCGGCGCGAACCGGCGGCGGCATGCCTGAATATATCGCCGTGTTTCGCAAATGGGCCGAGGGCATGGAAAGCACTCCGGCCGTCGTGCACCCGTCGGCACAATTCCCGCTCGACGTCTGGCAGGAATGGGCCTCTCCGGTGTGGATGGATACCCGCGAGACTGATGTGCTCAATGTCGGCGCCAAGAACGACGAAGAGCGGCATCTGTGCCCGATGCCGCTTGACCTGATACGGCGCGTCGTCCTGCAATATTCAAATCCTGGCGAGATAGTCTATTCGCCGTTCATGGGCATCGGCTCGGAAGGCGTCGTGTCGCTGCGCGAGGGGCGCAAATTCATCGGCACCGAACTCAAGCCGGAATATTTCCGGCTTGCGGTTCGCAATCTTAAGGCGACGGAAGAAAACCGGATCGCCGGCGATCTGCTGGAACCGGCGTCATGAGCAGACCTTCGAAAAAGGCGTTTAACGCCATCCGCGACAAGGCCATTCAGTGCTGCCCAGACATCAAGGCGGCCCGCGCAGCATGGCTCAAGGTGTGCGACGATCACCCCGGTACCGCCGGCGCGACGATGACCAGGGCGCGCCTTGCCATGCTGACCGCGCTCGCGGCCGGCGATTCCATCGCCGAGGCCGAAAGGGCGGCGCGCAAGGTGCTGGCGTCATGAAGCTGCGCCCCTACCAGTCGGAAGCGATCGACGCCATCATGGCCTACTGGCGTGTCGGCGGCGGTAACCCGCTCGTCGAGCTCGCCACAGGCACCGGCAAGTCACTGGTCATCGTCGCGCTGACGCGGCGCCTGCTCGACGGCTTCCCCGACATGCGCGTGCTCATGCTGGTGCATGTGCGTGAACTCGTCGCCCAGAATGCACAGGCCCTGCTGCGCGTCTGGCCGGACGCGCCGCTCGGCATCTATTCGGCCGGACTGGGCCGTCGCGACACGCACCGGCGCATCATCTTCGGCTCGATCCAGTCGCTGTTCCGCCAGGATGGCCATTCGCTCGGCCATCGCGACCTCGTGCTGATCGACGAGGCGCATCTCGTGCCCTCGGCCGGCAACGGCATGTACCGCACGCTGCTGGACAATCTGCGCCGGACGCGGCCCGATCTGCGCGTTGCCGGCTTCACCGCCACGCCCTACCGGCTCGACAGCGGCCGGCTCGATGCCGGCGCCGACCGTATTTTCGACAGGACCGTCTATTCCTATGACATCGGGGACGGCATCCGCGACGGCTTCCTGTCGCCGCTCGTTTCCAGGGCATCGGTGACCGAGATCGACGTGTCCGGCGTGCAGCGACGCGGCGGCGAGTTCGTGGCCGGCCAGCTCGAAAAGGCGGCCGACAGGATCACCCATCAGGCGGTGCGCGAGACGGTGGCCTATGGCCAGGACCGCCGCGCCTGGCTGCTGTTCTGCTCCGGAGTCGACCATGCCTATCATGTCCGCGACGCGGTGCGCGGCCACGGCATTTCCTGCGAGACGATCACCGGAGAAACGCCGTCGGGCGAGCGCGACGCCATCGTGCGCCGCTTCAGGGCCGGGCAGATACGCTGCCTGACCAATGCACAGGTGTTGACCACCGGCTTCGACGCGCCGCATGTCGATATGGTGGTGTTCCTGCGCTCGACGCTCTCGACCTCGCTCTATGTCCAGATCGTCGGGCGCGGAACCCGCATCGCGCCGGGCAAGGCCGACTGCCTGGTACTCGACTTCGGCGGCAATATCCGCCGGCACGGCCCGGTCGATGCCGTCTCGATCGCGCCGAAATCGGGCAGCGCCGACACCGGCAAGGTCGACGTCGACAGCGTGCGCGCCAAGGAGTGCCCCGACTGCCTGTCGCTGGCGGC